CTCGATGTATGTGTAGCCGTTGCGGGGGTCGGTCTGTATGGCACGGCTGGATTGGATGACACGTCTAACGGCTCTATATACCTCCTGTATGGGCGTGGTGGTATCGTCTCTATATTGTGCGCTGTCGTCTCGCTGTATGTATACTCGCTTAGATAACCGCCTAATTGTATACTCACTGTCAAGCCAATTGTCTTGTCCGTCATAATGGTCTGCATATTGCTCTAAGATTGCCAGTGTCGCAGTCTGTACAAGGTCTATACCGTCTGTTAGTGTGTCGCTGATTAAGTCGTTGTACGCATTGTATGCGGTCTTGTCTGCTATCGCGGTAACAAGGTCACCGTCTGCGCTATAGGTGATATCTGTTGCGCTATCTGCATTGTGTCGTGTGTTGTCCAGTAAGCGTGTGTCGTGGTGTATGCCGTGCTTGACTGCTGTCATGGCTGGATTGTGTCCATTGTTGCTTACCTTGTCTCTTGCTGTTGCCGTTGTCCGTTGCGGGTCTATGCACTTATTAATGCATGCGGTTGCAATTGCTGTTGCCAATTGGGCAATCTCATGTGTGTAGTCGTTGCCTGATGTAATAGCGGTCTCGAGATTGCGTTTGAGGCTGCCAAAGGCTGTTGATGCGCTGTTGATAGTTGTGTTTGTGTTTTTCATTGTGTTGATTCATCCTTCCATTTTTTTGTTTTTGTGGTTGTAGATAACTGTTATAGTGATTGATTACTATTTGTTATCGTGTCAATACTATATCACCAACGTGCGGAGCAGGTCAACCTATATCCATTGTTTTCTTAATTGCATTTTTTGCACAATAAGATAATCAGCCATACTATAGCCATATAACAACAGCAACCCAACGTTGCAAATTATCACTATGCAACATAGGGGGATGGTTATGGTATTTTATGACTGCCATTTCTCACCGTGCTATCATAGTCACTCCATCTATTTCTTACAACTCCCCACAACTCACAATAACACTAAACACCTTGTTATCACTCACAAAATCAGAGTTTTTAGTTTTTTATCTCCAGAAAGATAATTACAGTTAAGCATAATTTATTTATGATATTTTATAAGCAATAATAAAAATAAATACAAAATAAGCATAACAGCGAATGGTTTTATTTATTAAAAATATTAAAGCATTTTATAGTAATAAATCTCTTGATATCTTGACAAATGTTACTAATAATGCTATAATATATACACTATTTCAATATAAATAATTATCACGCTTTAAACTAAATGCACCTTGAAAACTTAATACCAGAAATACAAATAACTACTGTACGTATACGTATATCTATACCCTTACTGGAAATAGATATATTTAAATAGATAATTAACACTAATTATTAGCAATTAAAAGAGATTGAATTTTGAAAATTTATTCTCGTTGTGCAAATTTTTAGATTTTTATACCCTCAAACCGTTGCGCTGCAAGGGATTCAAATTTAGAGTCTATAATTTTTAGAAAAAGAACGTTATCATAGCTCTACGAAACGCTGTAGTCTCTTTCTGAACCAGCCTTAGTGCAAATTTTTCCTCAGAACCCCCGGAAAATACTCAGCAAACACCATTAACACATTACCTTTTTGGCCATATTGCCCAGAAATACAAAGGAGGATAGTGCATATTGCATGACAGCTCAGACCGACCATACATATATAACGGCGCATTGATAGTAGTTGGCGAAGACGGCTCCCCCTACCCCCTCGCTGATTTCCCGCCGGAATACGAAGACCATCTTATGGGGTTATATATAGATGACGAACGATTAAGATACAGAGAAGAGTGGTTTCAATACCTGGATGCGTTCTACAATTAATTTTTTAGTATATCAATATAAAATATTATCATGAAGAAAGAAGTGATCATCGCTGGCAAAACAGCAAGCATGTCAAAAGTTTATTTACAAAATACATAGCAGCAGGTTGAGGAAAGCTAAATGGAATCTTACCCTTCCTATCGCAGAGGCTCGCCGAAATGAAGAACTTGTGTCCTTGGCGGACAGTCAGATATTGCGATGGATCGACCAACTCAATGACATTACTGATGCCGATGAATCAGCAAGAGAGATTAAATCAAAGATAAGAAGGATTCGCAAAGAGACGGGAACCATTCAAAACAGACGCGAGATAAAAAGACTTTACGATCTATTGGACACCATCCAATCCAAGTCAGATTATATATGCGTCATCATGGATAGAAAGAAAGACTTCTACCGGGCGTGTAAAGGTTTTAGTATTAACGGCATACAATACCGCCGCCTGCTTGGAACGAATGGCGGGGTAAAAAATAAAACTATAGTATTTGTAGCAGACAGACACCGGAATGAATTATGCAGGCGGATTGAAAATGGTCGTGATGAAAGCGTTGAGATGGTGCCGGCTAAATTCGAAGCATATAAAGCCTTGACCTGTAGTGCGTCAATTCCGGTATCAACACCAAGAGGAGTAATTATTGTAAATGATTGCGAAACAGAATTCCTTTCAGACATCATCTACATAAATGACGAGACACCGGGCGAGCCGGTTATAGAAGAGCGCAATAATGAACCAATTACATTAAATGAATCAGATGGGTACGGAATAATGCTGCCTTGTCTGGCTAAGCGGTGGGCGGCTGAATTGGACTTGGATTATCTGCCAAGCGGGGTTAATACCCGTTTCGCATGGGAGAAGGGTATGGTATTTACCTTTGACTTCAGAGAATTCGCAGACAAGGTGGCAAATGCACACATCATTAAAGACGCTTGGGGAGTAGATCGGGATATTAGAGATGTTGAGCTGGTTCTTACCACTTCAATGGTAAAGCTTTGGGATAGTTACAAAAGCCTTGATGAGTATATGGAGAGCAGCCTCGGCAATGGATATCAATTTGGAATTGCCAAGGTGTGTCCCGAGAATTTGGAGAGTGAGCGCAACCTTAATTATCAGTTTATCCAGAGCTATAACTTAAGTAATGATGATATAGATGAGTTAATTGAGCCCACAATGTCGGAGATTAACGACATCCTTCATGCGGACTACCGCAAGACACTCCTGTTTCTTGGAGGAATCGGATTAGTGGACAGAGACCCCGCAACACTTCCGGATGACTATATAAAGGCATTAATGATCCAACCTCGCATGCTGGACGACCCTTACATACAGAGCAAAGTATATCAGCAAATTAAAAACAGGATTAACGAAGCTAAGGTGGGGGTAGTTAAAGTTCATGGGAATTATTCCATAGTATCCGGAGACCCGTACTCCTTATGCCAGAGCATGTTCGGAATGGAAGTGACCGGATTACTTAAGCCCGGTGAAATATATAATTCTTACTGGGCAGACGCCGGCTCGGATAAGCTGGTTTGCTTCAGAGCGCCGATGACATGCCATAATAATATTCGGGCCGTAACGGTAAATAAATCGGATGAGGTAAAACACTGGTACAGGTATATGAATACTTGTACTGCTTTTAATTCCTTCGACACTATAGCGTGCGCACTAAACGGCATGGATTAACTTTAGTCCCCTGCGTCAGTAATGGCGCAGTGAAAATCGGGTGAACCCACTTCTTGTGGGGTGTACGGCCATAGGTCGTGCTAACGANGAAACTCTATAAACTAAATCATTTATAGACAATATCGTGCCAAGCCCTCCAGAAATGGATGGAAGGTGTAACGACTACAGCATACAGGCTAAGTCATAATGATATGCCAATGAAGCTGACACGGGTCGGTGAAACTCCGGCTCGGAAGCGCCCGACCGCCTAAACGGTGGATGAGATAGTCTACTCCCTGTGGTGACACGGGGTATATAAGGAAAGATGGTGACTTGGTAATGCTTACCGACAACAGAGTGTTGGTAGATAACCTGCGTCCCCAGCCGGCGTTATTGTGTGTGCAGCGTAAAGCGCAGAAAAGAATTATTACAGAAGAGGATTTAATTGAAGCCAATATAGATAGCTTCGGAGATGAGATTGGAAAAACAACGAATAGAATAACCTCTATGTTTGAGGTTCAGGCAAGATATCCAGAAGATTCCGAAGAGTACCGTATTTTAGATTATCGAATAAAGTGCGGGCAGCTTTACCAGCAAAATGCGATTAATTTAGTCGCCCTGCATAGTAATGTGCAGTGCAAAACACGGTGAACCCATAAATATGGGGTGTGACAATAACTCTTGTAGCCGTAGGAAATGACGGTGAATATTGCTGCTAACAGGGAAATGCTAAGTATTTGATGAATAATAAACCACTTGAGAGAAGGTGAAATAACGAAAGATATATATCGACAAATCGGGATTTATAGAATTACGAATAGAAATGATGGGAAGAGTTATATCGGGAAAACCGGTATGAACTTTGGTGATCGCTGGGATAGCCATCGCTCTTTATTGAAGTCAGGAAAGCACACTAATCCTAATCTTCAATCCGCATGGAGCAAAGATGGTGAAGATGCATTTGAATTCTCTGTAATAGAATCCGTAGAATCTCCGGATATTCTCAGTGAACTGGAAATTAAGTATATTGCAGAATTCCGCAAAATGGACTTAAGTTATAACTTGCATGATGGAGGCGATAGCGGTTATTTTTTAGGCAGACATTTATCAGCTGAAACAAAAAAGAAGATCGGTGATAAAAATCGAGTTAATATGATAGGAAGAAAAGCTAGTGAGGCAACTCGTAAAAAGATGTCTTTATCGCAATCAAAGCGATACGCCGAATGGAGCGACGAAGATAGAAAGCGTCATGGAGAGATATCATCAAAATGTGCCTCCGGATATAAATGGAGTGATGAATCAAGAGCGGAGTTTTCACGTAGGCAAAGGCAATGTCCGAATGGCGCAAAATTTACACCTGATGACATTCGTGATATACGCACAAAAAGAGATGCTGGGTGTAAGCTAACGGAACTTGCCGAGTGCTATAATACATCGCCTTCTTATATATCAAATATCGTCCATCGCAGGCGGTGGGCAGACATATAATTATTATCAAATATAAGTAAATCCTGTGCCGAGTCAGCATTGTGAGATGCTGAAAGGTCTAACGACTAAGACATACCTTCTTAAGACTTAAGAAGATGAAGTCTGTAC